ATAAAACGAAAGAGGGCGCCAATAGGCGCCTTTAATTTTATAATTTTAGCCAGTTTGCGAGCATCTTGTCTTTTGATTTAAAATCTTTTGCGATTTGCGCCAGATAACCGCTGATCTCCTCTAAATCTGAAATCGTATCCTGCAATGACGCGATATAGGCCGCTTCGGCATCGACATCGTAAAACAGCGGATTCCCTTTTTTATCAAACGACTGCGCCAAATCATTCAGCGTATTGTTTACATCACCGAGCGTAAGCTGATCGTATAAGCCGTGACCGACCTGGCGATAGGTATCGTATTTCAAATCGCTTATCGCAGCGTCATGTTCCTGGTAGGCGTTTTCCGCTTCTCTTTTCATCGTACGCAGGTCGTTTATAATCGCATTTACTTTTTCCGCAAGCTGCTTAGCGACTTCGGGGGTGACTTTAATCGCGCCGCTCCCTGATGCCACTTCAGCCGGCAGCATTGCTTTTAAATTTTTATCGTAGACGAGTTCATCGCCGTCTATATTCTTAATATTACCGTCTTCGTCGAAAGAGAAATTATTGCTGCCGACCCAATGCGTATCAGGCATCCCCAAGATTGCTGTCTGAAAGAAGTACGCAGCGTTTTCGCCAATTTGATCAGTTACTTTGCCTCGCATTCTCATTTCGCGCATAGCATTCGATACAGCAGGATCTTTTGTATATATCGTCGTTCCATTGTGGCGGTCGTACTCATTCCACCAACCGGCTCCGATCATATCATCCGGATTTACGATCGACTTTACATACCGGTTGTATTCACCGTTATTGATTTCCTTTTGCTTTTCTTCTGAATGCAGTTTTACAATCGATGGGCTGTTAAATGAAACAGCGTAAATATCATTGTTGACCGCGCTGTATTCTGCCTCTGCGCCACCAAGCGAGTGTCCGGTCGTTGAAACAATCGTCGAGGTGCCTTTATACTTTTGTTTGACTTCTCTAACCAATTGATCGGCTTGGTCGATTTGCGTCGTCTTTGTAATCACTTTATAGTTTCCAGACTCCATCATCTGGAGTTGCTCCATTGATCGAGTATATACCCCAAGCGTTTTTGACGTATCTTTCGCACCTTTTTCGACAATGTATTCTGTCTCTTTTTTAGGGTCCAATCCGATGGCGACATTTTCAGCGTCCGCTTTCGCGCCGTCTGCTTCGAGATCTTTTGAGAGATCAGTGCCTGCGAAGGCTACGACGACGTTTTTCGGGTTGTTTGATTTAACCCATTTGCCATTCTTATTTTCGGCTTGAGAGAAAACGAATGCATCTAAACCGGTATCTGTATCCTGTTTAACTTGTTCGATGTACCAATAAGAGGTTTTATTGATTTTATATGGTTTTTTATATTTTATGTGTAATTTCAGGGTCTTATAGTTGTATGAAGCCCTGCTCAAATTAAAATACTCTTCATCAGAAACATTTGGTTTTCTTACATTTTTTTGTTTTGTCAACGTATACTTCACCTTTCATATAATGTAAAATAAAGAAAGAAAGGATGATCTGTTTGAGAAAATACATTATTATCCTATTGGTTATGATTATAGCAGTTGGGGGTTTTTTCGTGAAGCATCAATACGATAATCATAAAGCCGAACAAAAATTAGTAGAAGAAGCAAAAGAGGAAATGAGAAGTTATTTGAAAAAAGACTATAAAAATGTGTCGGAAGTTCATTTTTCTAAAGACTATAACATCGATCCAACGGGCGGTGTAGAAGTATCCGGCTACATAAATAACGATAAAGAAAAAGAGTTTTCAGGTATTTACGATCCAACAAACAAGAAAATAGGAATTTCTGTTGTAAACGCAGAAGAAAAATAGCCCGCTCAAATCGAGCCGGGCCTTTCTCGTTTTATATGCTCTTTTTCATTCCGCATCTACGGCACTCGCGAAGAAATATCCCGTCCTTCACCGAACTTTTGAACAGTGTATAATCGCAGTTGTCGCAGCGGCCATGATGAGCGTCCGGATACTCTTTGTAGTCGTATATTTTCGTCGTGTCGTATCCCTTTGTTTCGTATTCCATTCGTCCTCAACCTCCGACTAATAGGATACGACATTAGCTCGGGGGATTCAACGCCGTAGACAACGATTTTCCCACGAAATTAAAGCGTAGGAGCCGCCGGAATCTGTTGCGGGTATATTAGGTATCGGCGGCCGCTTAACGCCTGATTTCGTGTGTTATTCGATAACCTTAATCGCCTTAAATCCGCTGCCATTTTCGTATTGATCCTTCGTAAAAGTAACGCTGATCCGATCGCCTGGCTTTGCGTCTGTGGCTGCCGGATCGAAACTAAAGCCGCCGTCATCCGCTGAAACCGCGTAATCTTTTCCTTCGACAATGTACTCGCGTTCAACCGTTTGTTGGGCGTCTTTGGCTTCCGCAGCCATGTCGTCAGCCACACGATAAGCTATATCGACGTCTTCGTTTTATTCATCGTCATTACCTCCGTGTTTGGTTGCGATTAGATAGCCGAGACATGTCAGCGCCGTATTAAACCCGATCTGATACGCCCTGCCAGCGTCTTTAAACGTTGCAATAGGGCGCTCATATAGATCGAGAAGTTGTTCGGCCTGCTGCGGTCTTAATGGCGGTGTGTCCGACCACAAACGTTTTACATAAAGCGTCATTTCCGATTCCTCCCCGATCTAAAGAATAGAAGCGCGATGAAAACGATCGCTGATCCGAGGCCAACGTAGTCCAGGACGGACAGCCGGCCGAAGTTCATATCCGCAATCCAGGCGAGCAAGACGACAACTAACAAAATTTCGGTGGTATCAATTCGTTTCACTCGTGTTATAATTGATTGACAAGGGGCGAGATGCCCCTCGGTGTTATAATCGGCGACGGCGATTCTTGGGAGGAACCCGTCGCTCCTTACTTTCGGCTTCTTTTCGCATCTTGCGGAGTTCAAGACCGAGCTTGATAATTCCGAGCCAAGATGCGGCGATTGCCGAAAGCTTCATTACGGTGTCAATCAATTACGTTCACCTCCTTTCTATACTCTTATTATACGCTAGCGTATAGAAGAAGTCAAGTGAATTTGCGGAAAAATATTCTCCGGCGTATAATTAACGCAGAGGTGATTCGATGAACATAACGGTTAAACCACGTTTGCAAGCGATCCTAGATGAAAAAGATTGGTCGCAATCAGAATTATCGAGAAGAACCGGCGTGCCACAACCGACTATTTCACGCTTTGATTCCGCGGAAAGACATTACGATTGGCACGTATTTGCCATCGCGAAGGCGCTCGGAGTAAATGTCGAGGAGTTATTCGAGGTGAAGATCGAAGACGCTGACGAATGATTGGCGTCTATTTCTTCGTGTTATTATCGTATATTTATACGTTTATATGAATAATAATACGATAGATATGACGGTGAGAGGTCGGGTGATTATCGGCATATTCTCAATTAGAATAACGTAATTGATAATGAACACGACTTTATTCGTACAAATCGGCCAAAAACACGACTTTATTCGTACATGAGAAAATGGGGTTCGTGCTTACAGCCGCAAGGGATACAGCGATTTTGAGTGCGGAATTACTTCTTAGTCTTCTGAATTCGAAGACTAGCGGGAACTACGTTTCACTCCGTCCCGCAGAAACGCAATCATGTATATTGTATAAATAATTGTATCGCGATAAAGGTCTTAATAATATCCGCGGACACGTAGGAGCGTAAGCGACGGAGTGGACGCTATGTTTTAAAACATACGAAAATATTCCGTTAATATATCAACTTTTACACGCGTAGTTGTCTATACGTTATGAGAAGGACGCTACAACTACGGAGCAACAACGGGCACTAGCCGCACACTTGGCGTCCTTTTAGTACATATTGCGGCGATATAAACGGAGGTGTTCTCGTATGAAGTACGTAGTATTCAGCGACTATTGTGACGCTAGCCAAGCGATCTACAACAATTACGAAGATGCTCTCGCCGATTTCAAAGAGCGGACCACTGACGAAGCTTATAACGGTGTTGATGCGTACATTTGCGCAGTCATTGACGAACATAAAGCGGAATAGCATAACGATTTTCACGCGCAAATCACACGAAATCAGACGTCTTAGCCTTCGCCGAGGGTATTCGGTAGGGTAACGGTTAGAAACGCTAATTTCGTGTAATTTTATACGTACCGGGCGCGTACCTCCTTACACGGGTCATTGAAAACCGCGCGAAATAAGAGGCAAGCGTTCGGAGCGCTTAACCTGACAAGAGCAACAGAAACGGCCTCGCGGAAGGATTATAACCGGTCTTGCCTTCCGAAAAACCACGTCGCCCAGTCTTGAGGCGGCGGGTGTTAATAACGCAATCAGAACGAGGCTTCCGTCATCACGGCGGGGGTCTTTTTGTGCTTGCGTTTTTAGCGCAGCAATAACGAAAAAGGAGACGATGTGAATGGCGGAATCAAAGCGCGAATCAATCGGCAAAATTAAAATCGACTTGGATGTGTCCGACGCGATAACCGGACTCAAGGCGGTTCAACGCGAAGCAAAGGCGGCGACTAAGGCGCTGGCTGAATTTCAGGACCTAGCTGAACGGCTCGGTGAGAAACCGTTAGCTGACGGTTGGGAGACGGCCCGATCATTGCGGTCTATATTCGATAGGTTAGACGAAGAGCCTACCGTTTATCTGGTCGGAAAGGAAATTCGAAGGAGGAGCGCTGATGAGCGGTAAAATAACCGTTAAACTTACCGCAGGCGATGAATACGACGAACAGCTCGATCAATTGCGCCAAGCCTTTTTCGCTCTGTCCGACGGCCCTAAACCGAAAGAGAAATGGCGATGCGCTCTCGTTGTAGGACGGACCGTTAGCGAAGCCAAAACGATGTGGAAACGTGTGAAAACGAGGTATCCGAACTATAAGTACACGCAATTTGTATCGCGTAATCCTTACGTACTGGACGGCATAAATCCGGAAAACATATCGCTATTTATGCTGCCAGGTTGCGCAGATAATCCGATTGTAAACGATCGGCATTTTCGATGGGTTATCGATAATGCAGCCGAAGTTATTTACGTTGAGGAGGGGGCGGATGAGTAACGTTGTAGCGCTGAACAACAGAGACCAACCAGACCGCAAGCCAATGCCGAATGACAAAGCCGCGCTCTTAGACAGTCCGCAAGGGTTCGAGGTATATAGCCGTGAGCTTATGCGCAAGGTATTTCCGCGTTTGATTAACGAAGCTTATGATGTAGTCTATGCGGACTACAAACGAAAGCCTGAGATACGCGATGTGGTGGCGTTTTACTTTCTGTTGCAGTCGTATATCGACGGTAACTATACGCGCAGTGACGGAAGCCTTAACGATAGGTTCGGCGCTTGCTTCTTAAACTACGAAACTATTCAGCAGCACCTTCGTGTCGATCGTAACCGGATTAATCTGCTGGCCGCGATCTTAGAGACTAACGGGATCATACGGACGACCGGACATTACGAAGGGACAAAGCGTTTCAAGTGGTACTTTCCGTCGTTCTGTCCGCACATAACTGACGATGGATATATCGTTAATGAGTTCGGCGAAACGGTGCGACCGGACTTTAGCGTGTACTTGCCGAAGCGTCGCAGAAAGGAGCGTAATTAGGTGGCGTTAAAATGGTCGTATAAAAGGAGAGAAGAGTTCGCTGATTTAAGCGCAAGGAAATGCGCTCACTGCGGAGTAGAAGGACTCGTTAGTAAGCGTGAAGCTAACGGTAACGAAAGCCTAACGTACAATATCGATCATATTATTCCGCAAGCGAGTGGCGGTACAGATGACATCGACAATCTCCAGCTACTCTGTCGTCCGTGTAACGCTGCTAAAAGCGCATTGAATACCGAGGAGTTCCCGAGCCATTACGATTGTAAGCACGAAGTGGAGCGCATGAAGATCGAGCTAGAAGAAACAACCGGTTTAGATAACGAGTATATAGAACGCATGCTACGCACCTTCAGTATTAAGGATCGGTATCACGTTCTATCCAAGCTGTTATAAACGTTGCTATGACGCATAGTATGCCTAGGACATACGATCGCTAGTATGCGCAAGACATACGATGGATCATCTGCACAGGGCGGACTGTAAAAAGAGAAAGAAGTAAAAGAGCAATACGTAAAAGAGAAACAAATAATAGCGATCTATTCGCTGCGCTCATACGATACGCAGATATTGGTAATCTATTAAATACATTATCGCGATAAAGAACTTATATAAAAGATAAAGACAAAGTGCAACGATATTGGTGGGGCGCGTCGGATTGGTAAATCACCGTAGAGTGATTGACACTTTAGTATGTGAAAGGAGGGATGACGTTGGCTAATCCGATTAATGCTGCGCTTAATGCGGTCGAGTATATACGTAGTAAGTACGGCAGTACGTCCGGCAGTACGTCCGTATCTACTAAGCCTTATACCGGCTATGTAACGCCTATCACGTTTACTACAGCGAAGCGAGAGAATTACGTTAAGGTAAAGCTTCCGGGATACAGTACGGAAGAAGAACGGGAGGCAACGAAAAGCGTCATATCCGGACTAATGAACGATGGAGCTAACGAGTTTATCTTTGCGGTAAATGACGATGGAGGATTAGAAGTACGCTATAAACGGAAGGAAACGGAGGGATAGCGTTGGAGGTCAAACCTAAACCGAACTTACTAACGATAGAACTAACGGATGAACAATCGATACCGCGCGTTGTATATAAGGGCGAAGAGATTACCGGCCGTATTGCGGTAGACTTCGAGTGGCGGACTAAAAACGATAAACAGATCGGTGGTACTTATTTCCGTATCAAGCACGCCAATACATGTACTAAGCTTCCGGTAACAGAGACAAAGGAATTGTGCGTAGGAGAGAAGGCCTGTGAATAGAGAACGTAAGCAGCGCTATAGATACCTACGAGAGCAACGAAGAGAACGCGACTATGAGCTTGGACTTATACAACTGGCTGGCCGTCCGTTCTGTAAGCCTAGATTAATACGACTGGGTCCAGCGTTAACCTTAACGCGATTCATGGCGGGTGCAAGGCGATGAGTAACTACTATGACAAACATAAGCGCGATCCCGAAGCACGAGCGTTCTATAAGTCTACAGCCTGGGCTAAGTGCCGGGCCTTAGTACTCAAGCGCGACCATCACCTGTGCCAAGACTGCCTCGCTAATAAAACGATCACTAAAGCCGAGACCGTGCACCATATAAAGGAGCTGAGAGACTACCCTGAATTAGCTTTAGATGCATCAAATTTGATCAGTCTCTGCAATTCCTGCCACAATAAACGCCATCCAGAGAAGGGACAGAAAAGCGCCAAAACAGAGAAGAAACAGAGAAAAATTAGGGTCATAAAGACAGAGGCTAACCCTGAACTATAGCCCCCTCCCCTCAGGACTAAAAAACAAAAACACAAGGGACCGGCGGGCCCCCTTCGCTTGTTGCGCGACCAGAAATTTTACATTAAAGGGGGGTCTCCCCGAATGAAAGGAGTGTTTTAATGGCGGTACCGACAGCGAAAAAAATCCGGGAATATCTCGGAGACAGATACAAAGAATCGGATGAAGAACTGATCGAACTTTACGTCGACACTCATAAGTTTTACCGCCGACTAAAAAAGGAAGTAGCCGAAAACCCTTTAATGATGCGGCATACGAACAAAGCAGGCGCGGAAAACCTCGTCAAAAATCCGTTAGCGATTGAGCTTACGAAGACGGTGACGACGTTAAACAATCTTCTGAAATCGCTCGATCTTACGCCGGCACAGCGCAAAGAATTAAACGCGGGTGGTGGTGAAAATGACGACGATTACGACGAATTCTAGCCCTACGGAGCTCGAAAAATGGTTCGAAAACTGGCTAAAAACGCAAAAAATGGCCGGATTTATATGCGAAAAACCGGCCGAAAATCTACTTACAACCTTTTACGCGGAGAAAGTTGTTGCGGGAGAAATTAAAGCAAGTCGGAAAAATGTTTTGGCGTGTAAACGTCACCTGCGAGACTTGGAGCGCGCTGGTACTGACGAATTTCCTTACGTATTTGATATCGAAAAAGGACACCGACCAATTCGGTTCATTGAAAAGTTTTGCAAACCGTCAAAAGGTGATTACGCCAACCTAACGCTTCAGCCGTGGCAACATTTCGTAATCGGCTCACTCTACGGGTGGGTGCATCGTGATACCGGGTTGCGGAGATTTCGCGAGGGTCTGGTTTTTATTGGCCGTAAAAACGGTAAAACGACGATGATTAGCGGATTAGCAAACTTTGCGATATCAAAAGATAACGAACCGGGGGCGCGTGTTTACGTTTTAGCCAACTCGAAGCAGCAGGCTGGTGAACTTTTCGATGAAAGCCGGGCGATGGTTCAGAAGTCGCCAGCACTTCGGAGAAATATGAAGGAAAACCAAAAAGGAATATTCGATATGAAGTCTTTGAGTCGTATTGAGCCGAGAGCATCCGATAGTAAAAAGCTTGACGGACTTAATACTCACCTCGGCATTTTTGATGAGATACACGAGTTCCAAGGATTTAAGCTGATAAACGTAATCAAGCGCTCCTGGTCTGCGCGGAGACAGCCGATGGTTATTTATATTACGACCGCAGGGTACGTTTTAGACGGCCCGTTAGTTGAATATTACGAAGTTGCTTCCGATGTTCTTGAAGGATCGAATGAACAGGACCGAAAATTCTACTTTATTGCGGAATTAGACGACGAAAAGGAGATAGATCAGCCGACTGAATGGATAAAAGCGAACCCGAATATGGGGGTAACGATGAAGCTTCCGACAATGGTTCAGGATTACCGGTCGGATCGCGACATCCCGCAAGAGAGAAACGACTGGATTACGAAGCAGTTTAATATGTTCGTGGATAACGGCGAGCAAAGCTTTGTAGACTTCGAAGTTATAAAACGTAATAACAAATATCATGATATCGAAGAACTGCGCGGCATGAGATGTATCGGCGGCTTCGACTTATCACAAACGGAAGACTTTACGAGCGCGTGTCTGGAATTTATTTTGCCGGATAATCGCGTTTTTGTTTTGTCTCATTCATGGGTTCCGGCGGCAAAAGTCGAGAAAGATAACGAGAAAATACCGTACCGAGAGTGGCAAGATGACGGATATTTGACGATTATTCCGGGCGAATACGTGGAATATGAGTACGTTTACGACTGGTTCGTTGAAATGTCGCGCAAATATCAGATCGATAAGATCACGTTTGACCCGGCGAATGCAATGCGGTTGGTTCACGATCTTCAAAACTACGGATTCCAAACGGAGGTCGTGCGTCAGGGTTATATTACGCTGAGTGATCCGTTAAAACACATCAAAGAATTACTGCTTGACGGGAACGTCGTTTATAACGAGAACAAGCTTTTCACATGGTATCTAAACAACGTCAAGCTCGTCGAAGATCGGAACGGTAACTGGTTGCCGACTAAACAAACGAGGTACCGGAAAATCGATGGCTTTGCGGCTTTTCTGAACGCACATACACAGGTTTATCTCGATATGACGAAGCCGGTTGAGGGCGGAAGCGTCGGATTTATCTCAATTAGCGATCTATTAAACGGTTAGGAGGTGAGAAATTGGGCTTTTGGAGCAATGTTCGGAATTTTTTTCGCAAACCATCCGATGTCAAGGCGGAAACGAGAAGAGATCTAACACACTGGTTTATTCCTCGTGCTACTATTCTAGGAAATTACGGAGAACATGCGCTAGTTGACAACGAAACGGTTTTCTCGGCTGTGTCGCGATTATCAAACACAATGTCAAGCCTACCGATCAAGGCGTATAAAAATTATCAACCGATTGAGTCTCAGGCTTCCGAGCTTCTGACATACGCGCCGAATCATAACATGACATCCGGGCAATTTATCGGCCTTTTGGAGACGCATCGGGCCGTATATGGCAATGCTTACGCAATAAAACGGTACGGAATGCGCTATGAAGTCGTCGGATTAGAGGTTTTGGATCCTTCGAGAGTGCAGCCGGTGATTGAAGAGACTACTCGTGAACTTTGGTACGAGATTTTAGGAGACAACGGAAATTATTTCGTTCACAACATGGACATGATTCACGTTAAATATACGTCGGTAGACGGGTTGAAAGGAATCTCACCGCTAAAGGTTCTGCGGAACGCTCTCGACTTTGATCGCGACGTCCGGCTGTTCAGTCTCGAACAAATGGACGGAGCAAAGATATCGTTCATTCTGGAATTGGCGAATCAGCTCGACGATACACGCAAAGAAAGGATGTTAGAGAACTTTAAAAGTTTCTATAAAGACAACGGAGGCCTCTTAATTCAGGAACCGGGGGTAAAAATACGCGAATTAAAGAAGGAATTCATCGATACAAAGGCGTTTGAGGTCGAAAAAGTGACACGTTCAAGAGTCGCGCAGGCCTTTAATATTCCGTTGTACATGCTTGGCGAGACACAAGGCAGCGTCTCCAATATGGAGCAGCTTTATATCGATTATGTACAAGGCACGCTAATGCCTATCGCAACTCAATACGAAAAAGAATTTAACCGGAAGCTGCTGACCGAAAAGGAACGCAAGTCCGGTTATTATTTTAAGTTCAGTATGAACGCGTTACTGCGTGGGGACATGCAGACCCGCGGTAATTTTTATCAACAAGGTATCCGGAGCGGCTGGTTTAAGCCGAATGAGGTGCGTGCGTGGGAGGATTTGCCGCCAGAAGAGGGCGGAGATACGCTTTATTTAAGCAAAGATTTATTCCCAATCGACCAGGTTGCGCAACAGAAAATAACATCGGCGGATGTACCGACGCCTCCAACGTTAGAAATTAACGAAGGTGATAACGAAAACTCGAAAGGAGGTGAGGACGATAAAGAAGTTCTGGGAAATCAAAGCGGCGAAGAATGACGCTAAAACAGGCGAGATTTACATTTACAGTGAAATCAGTTCGGCCCAGTTCTGGGGTGACGAAGTGACTGCGCAAACTTTCAAGGAGGATTTAGACGGACTTGGCGAAGTTTCTGCGCTAAATATCTATATCAATTCGCCAGGTGGCTCTGTTTTCGAAGGGAATTCGATCTACAACATCATAAAGCGGCACAAAGCCCATGTTAACGTCTACGTCGACGGGCTGGCTGCCTCTATCGCAAGTGTCATCGCAATGTCCGGTGACACTATTTTTATGCCCGCAAACGCGATGATGATGATTCATAATCCGTGGACTGTTGCGCAAGGCAATGCGGAAGAACTCCGCAAACAAGCCGACGACATGGATCGCATTCGCGAAAGTCTTATCGAAGCTTACCTCGAAAAAGCAGGCGGAAAACTCGATCGTGATCGTTTGATCGAACTTATGGACGCAGAAACGTGGCTGTCGGCGCAAGAATGCCTCGATTTAGGGCTGTGCGATTCTATCGAAGCTCCTAGCGCTGCCGTTGCGAAAGTAGACACGCAGTTATTTGCGAAGTACCGGAACACTCCGGAATCACTTCTTAATCAGACGAAAGAGGACGAAAAGCAGGCGGAAAAAGAGCGCCTGTTCCGTGAGCAGCTTATCGCGGAAGCACAAACGAATTTACTAAAACTTCAAAACGGGGGAATCATTTAATGGAACTATTTGATCTGAAGGCAAACTTAAACACTGTAGGTACACAATTAGCATCGGTTGAAAAAGAAATCATGAACAAAGCAGCCGACCCTAACGCTTCTATCGACGAAGTACGGTCTCTAAAACAAAAAAGAGACGATCTTAAAGAACGCATGGATATCCTGCAAAATCAACACGATGCTTTAGAGCAGGAACAAAAAGCTAAAATTCAAGCAAGCCTTGAAAAAGCAAAAGCAGGCGCGTCTGCTGGACTTAACAGCGAAGATCCAAAAGTTAAGAAAATTTCTGCTAAAGCTGGATTAATCCGTGCAACAATGCGAAAAGAAGTACCGGCTCCTGAGGTACGTGCTGCGTTAGGAGATAATAACGGAACAGGCGGGGAAAAACTCCTTCCTAAAACAGTTTCGGAAGAACTTATTCACGAACCTTTTGTAAAGAATCCGTTGCGTGAGCTTTCAACGTATACGAGTGTAACAAATCTCGAAATCCCTAAAGTTGATTTTTCCCTTGACGATGATGACTTCATCCAAGACTTGCAGACTGCTAAAGAACTTGAAGTAGACGGAGATGTAGTTACTTTCGGACGTCGCAAATTCAAAGTCATGGCAAAAATCTCCGAAACTATTTTGGCAGCTACTGATACTGATCTGGTCGCTACAGTTGAGCGCGCTTTACAATCCGGCCTAGCTGCAAAAGAGAAAAAAGTTTCTTTCGCAGTAACACCGAAACAGGGAGAAGAGGAAATGTCCTTCTACGCTGCCGGAATTAAGCAAGTATCTGCGGAAGATAAATATAAAGCAATCAAAAAAGCTATTGCTGATCTTCCGGAGGACTTCCGTGAAAACGCAAAAGTAATGATGACATACGCAGACTATCTCGAAATCATTGAAACTTTGGCTAATGGAAGTGCAACTCTTTACGGTGCACAACCGGAACAAATCATCGGTAAACCAGTTGAATTCTGTGACGCTGCGGTTGATCCTATCGTCGGTGACTTCCGTTACTCTCACTTCAACTATGATCCAGCGATCACTTACGAAAGCGATAAAGACGTTAAAACTGGCGAAAATGTATTCGTTCTTACTGCGTATTTCGATCACAAAATTAAACTGAAATCTGCATTCCGTATCGCTAAAGTAGACACTACTCCCTAAAGCACCCCAAGGGCTAAAGGCATCTTCGACTGACTCATCGGTGTCCCTAAGTTGGGATGCCGTAGCCTTTGCTGGGGGAATCAAAGAATACGAAATCTTTAGGGACGGGGTTTCCGTCGGGACCCGCGTTGGCACGTCGTTTAGTGAGAGCGGTTTAAAACCGGAAACTACGTATAAATACCAAGTACGGGCGATCTCAATGGCGGGTAATCCGTCGGAGCTAAGTAACGAACTTTCCGTTACGACAAAACCGACGCCTGTGCCTGATCCGGAAAGCATCAGCGTCAGCCCATCGTCTAAAACATTGAACGTAGGTGAGACGCAGCAAATTACCGCAACAGTATCGCCAAGTGGAGCTGACCAAGGCGTAACATACACGTCGAGCAACACGTCAGTCGCAACGGTGACGAGCTCTGGAAAGGTAACTGCGGTTGCAGCCGGATCTGCTACGATTACTGTCAAATCGAAAGTTAAGACAACGGTTAAGAATACCGTAACGATCACTGTTGTCGAACCAACACCATCTGGCGGTGAGTAAATATGAAAATCACTCCCGATGAGGTAAAAGAATATCTGCGGATTGATGGAGATGAGGAGGATTCCCTTATCTCCTTTTTTATTTCCGCCGCAGAGAAACATCTGGAAAACGCCGGTGTAACCGACAAGGAATCGGAACTATATAAACTGGCCGTCCTCATATACGTCACAGATGCGTATGAAAACAGATCAACCGCAATGAGCGGAAACAAAGTAGCCGGCATTGTATTGCAACTGAGGTGATCACGTGAACACAGGAGATTTTAATAAGCGGATCACATTTCTCCGTTTTACCGAAACAACAAACGATGAGGGATTCGAAATAAAGGAATGGTTACCGGTTGCGACCGTTTGGTCAGCGGTTAAGACGGTTCAGGGGCGCGAATTTTACCAGGCGGGCGCAGTACAGGCGGACAGGACAGCACGGTTTGTTATTCGATATTCAAAACGGATGAAGTCGATTCTTAGAAATGACTTGCGCATTTCATACGGAGGTAGGACGTTCGAAATTGAGAGCATCATAAATGACGATGAGCGGAACGTCACCTTTACGATAGTGACGAAGGAGGTCGGAATCAAATGAGCATTCGGATTTCCGGGTTTGACGAGGTGATGCGAAATATCCAGCGTATGGGTAATCGAGCTAATTCGTTGAAATCGGGCGCGTTAGATGCCGGGGCAAAGCCTATTTACGAAACTATGGAAGAGAACAACCCGAGTAAAAGATACAAGATCGCTGTCGAAAAAAGTAAGTCAGACGAAGTAGTAATCGGCCCTGAAAAAGACTTTTTCACAGCACATTTTCTTGAATTCGGCACAAGTCCACACCTTATAAAACTGCGAAAAGCCAAAATACAGACAGACGGCCAAATTGTTTACGGTAAGGAAGTTAACCACCCAGGGCACGCTCCTCGACCGTTCGTTGAGCCGTCTTTTCTTGCATCTAAGGATGATGCGCAGCAAGAGATTGTCAGCTACTACCGGAGGAATTTGCTGCCATGAGTCTTCGGAGTCTAGTAATGGCGACTTTGAAGGATATTGGTGTACCTGTTCGATTTATTACGTATTCAGGTGACGAGGATACTTACATTCTCTTTTATGTTTACAACGTATCAGGCGCCCTTTCAACGGAGGATGAAGAGGCCTTCGCTAATCACTATGTACAAATCAGTATCTTCACAAAAGACCCAACTAAATATTCAGAACTGGAAAAAGAGGTAAAGAGCCGGCTCAAACGAGCTGGCTTTTTTCGTTCAAACGAACAGGACCTTTATGAAACCGAAACTGAGCTTTTTCACAAAGTCTTGCGTTATGGAACGACACTAAATACGGAAGAGGAGTGAATCAACCTATGGCAAAAGGCGTACGCGTAGGTTTAAAAAATATACACTTTGCGAAAATTCTAACGGAAGATGAGAACGGAGTTACTTACGATACTCCGGTTAAAATCGGAAATGCGATCGAAGCAAGTATTAAACCGAATACAAACAGCGAAACTCTATATGCTGATGACGGCCCTTCGGAGGTTGAATCTTCGATGGGAGAAACCGAAGTTGAAATCGGTATCGACCAATTATCAACTGCTGCTCAGGCGTTGTTGCTAGGTCACACGATTCTTGCCGACGGTGTACTAGAAAAGAAAGAAACAGATGTTGCACCATACGGAGCCTTGTTATTTGAGTCAGCTACTACCGGAGGAAAATCTAAACTTTACGCGCTATATAAAGGAAGATTCCAGCCGCAAGAGGAGTCTTTTGCAACTAAAGGAGATAGCCCGGAATTCCAAACCGACTCTATTTCTGGTGTATTTGTACGACGCGATCACGACAAAGTTTGGCAGCGTAGTGTATTTACGGGAGATGACGGCGTGAAAGCAGAGGTTATCGAAAACTGGTTCAAGAAAGTTTACGAACCAACGACCTCTACTCCCTGATAATGGGGCTACCAAAAGCCCCGAACCAATAGAAGAACCGGTCGATGATGCAAACAACGCTGAAACAGAGATGGAGAGCTAAGTTTTTAGCTCTCTTTTTTATTAAAAATAAAAGAAATTAGGAGCGTGGATTATGCAAATTACATTAATGATTGACGGCGAAGATAAAGTATTTCAAGCACCTTTTGTAAAGGGCCGTATGTTGCGGGAAGCTATTAAACTTTCAAAGTCAAGCAACTTCGATGACTTAGATGTTGAGGATCTTGACGCATTGGTTGGTTACGTGGTTCGAGTTTATGATAATCAGTTCGATATCGACCAATTTTACGACGGGATCTCTTCTGAAAAACTGATCCCAGTTATTACAGAAACAATTCAGAAAGTTGTAGGGACTGTGGCTGCGCCAAATGAGCAAGTCGGCGAGAACAAAGCAACTGAAACGCAGGCAATCGGTGAGGTAAAAAACTAACACCGGGGTATATTTTACCCCTTGATGTTTTAGATCAGCTCGATAGAGATCTCAAAAAGCTCTATCTCGACAACTCCGAAAAACCCTCGGATATCTATTACCTAGACGAAATGGACATCGGGTGGTTTTGCGAACTTATGAACTTTAGCGACAATGGTAGCTCTCATGGAAACGGAAAAACACAACAAAAACTCGGTTATATCGATCAAATACCGGGTTTTTAGAAGGGAGGTATCGGAGATTTGGCGACTGAATCAGTCGGATCAATACGCGTTAGTTTAGGGCTAGACAATATTGATTTCTCTCGCGGCCTTCAGGACGTAAATAGAAAATTAAAGGTACTTAACTCGGAATTCAAAGCGGCAATGGCTGGCGCTGGCCGATTCGATAACAGCCTGGATTCATTGCGAAATAAGACCGACATATTAAATCGGACTTTACAGACGCAAAAGGCGAAACTCAACGAATTAAAACGACAATATGAAGAGAGCGTAAGGACGACGGGAAGGTACTCCGCCCAATCCGAAAAGCTCCTCGCCCAATATAATCGCACTGTTGCGGCGGTTCGGAAAACCGAGGATCAGTTAGACCTTCTTAACCGTAAAATGCGTGAGCAGAGTACCGGCTTCGGTCAGTTGGGCGCCAAAATTAGCGCAAGCATTAAAACGATCGAAACCAAGCTACGCGTATTGGATTCAGCATTCGAGGCCTCATCAGCCGGCATAAAGGATTTCGGATCTACTACCGAACAATTACGGCAAAAATCGGAACACCTTACGCAATCAATCTCGTTACAAGAGCAGCGTCTTAAAAACATACGTCGATTGTATCTCGAAGCTAAACGTGCAAAAGGTGAAGATGCTCAGGCGACCCAAGAATTACGCGTTCAAATGAATCAAGCAACAGCACAACTCCGTACAACTCAAGCTGAGCTGGCCGCAACGAACCGACAGATCCAATCGAACACAGGCCGTTGGAACGAGCTCGGCAACCGGATGGGCGAAGTCGGAAATCGGATGCGGGACGTTGGCGGTCGGATGCAATCTGCGGGATCTGAAATCGCGATGTCATTCGGCGTAGCGACAGCGGCTTTAGGCGGAGGGCTTGCGGCTTCAACGAAAAAAGCGATGGACTTCGAGCAGCAGATGTCGAACGTAAAGGCGGTCATGGATCCGGCAGAAGCCAACCAATACAGCTCCGCTCTTACGGAATTAGCCATTAAACTCGGTGCTGATACGAAATACAGTGCGCTTGAAGCTGCGCAAGGTATGGAAGAACTCGTAAAGGCCGGTGTATCTACGGAAGACATACTGAATGGCGCACTTAAGGGCGCGTTATCGCTTGCGACAGCGGGAGAAGTAGGGCTTGCGGATGCAGCGGAAATTGCATCGACTGCACTGAATGCGTTTAAAGACGATAACATCAGCGTTGCACAGGCGGCGGATATTCTCGCAGGAGCCGCGAACTCGTCTTCAACTACGGTCGGAGAGATGCGGTACGGTCTTCAAATGACATCAACAGTAGCCGCTGGAATGGGTCTTTCTTTTAAAGACACGGCTACTACATTGGCTCTTTTCGCTCAGAATGGACTAAAAGGGTCCGACGCAGGTACTTCAATGAAAACAATGTTAAGTCGTTTAGTACCTATGACAAAGGCTCAGTATGAGACAATGCACGATCTTGGCCTAGTCACCCTTGATACGTCTGAAGCTTTTAAACGTATGACTGACAAAGGTTTCAAACCAGCGAGTAAAAATATCGGTGATATTTACGACGCACTAAACAAATATGTCGAAAAGACGACTGGAGCGAAGCAAGGTACCGAAAAGTTCGAGAAGGCCTTTGACAAAGCGACTCGGAGTCTTGGTATCATGGACAATAAATTTTTCGATGCTAACGGAAATATTCGAAGCATGACAGAAATATCTGGAGAGCTTTCGAAGGCACTTGACGGTTTGTCCGCAAAAGATAAACAAGAAGCCCTATATAATATCTTCGGTAGTGACGCCATTCGGGGTGCGTCGATTCTTGGGAAGGTAGGAAGTAAAGGCTTCGATAAAATGGCGGCTGCGATGGATAAAATCAAGGCCGATAATGTTGCTGCTGAGAAAATGAATAACCTCAAAGGTAGGATAGAGGAGCTTTCAGGAGCCGTTGAAACTGCGCAAATTTCATTCGGTAACGCGCTAACCCCGGCTATCTCTGCACTCGTTTCTATGCTCCAGAGAGCGACGGATTGGTTTAATGGTCTATCTAAGGGAATGCAATCGTTCGTAGCTATTTCTCTTGCAGTTACAACTTCAATTTTGGGCGTGGTTGCAGCGTTAGGTTTTTTAATGCTTGGTGTCGGTCAAATGATATCTGGACTCGGTACTTTAGGCGGCCTTTTGAAGGATTTATTCAAAAGTCAAAAATTCATAAGCGCCCTTAGCGTTGCATTCGGAGCACTCACGAGTCCGATCGGCCTTACAGTTCTCGGCATAACCGCGATAGGAACCGCATTTGTGATTGCATACAAAAAGTCCGAAACATTCCGTAACTTTGTCAACGGAACTTTTGAATCCGTAAGAAATACGACAGTTGCCGCATTCAATGCAATAACATCAACGGTTGGTAAAACATTCGATTATATCCAAACAAAGTCAATCGCCGGATGGTCGAAATTCACTGACGGAGTTTCAACGATAGTCCCTGCGGTAAAACAAAAATTTACAAACGTTGTCGATTCGGTAGATAACTTCGTTGTGAATATCGGTTCAACTATTGCCGAAAGGTTCGGATCAGGTCTATCGGAAAAAGCTGGCGATGCGGTAGATCTATTTATTCAAAATCTAAAAACGGCATTTTCAAGCGTTGGTGGTGTAGTATCGATTATCACTCCGTCAATAACTGCGATCGGGTTAGCGATGGCGGGCGTATCTGGACCGGTTAGTTTCTTCATTACTTCGCTTGTTAGCGTTGCTGGATTTTTGTACCGATTGTATCAAACGAATGAAGAGTTCAGGGCGTCTGTTCAAAATGTATGGTCCCAAGTGACTTCAGTTATAGGGAGTGCAGTTACAGCTTTGCAGCCCGTAATAAGTGCGTTTGTTGGGTATTTCGCAGGCATTGCAGAAGAATTAGCACCGGAGTTTGCAAAAACCGGCGAGGTAATCATGACAAGCCTTGCTTCACTTCGTCCTACCTTTATAGAGCTTGGTCAAGCTTTTCAGGAACTTTGGCAGGCACTGAGTGAGTCGTTCTCTCAGATAGCTGTTCAGATGGCACCTATCATTCAGCAACTGAGTGCGACTTTTGCGGCAGCAATGCCTCAACTAGTGTCCACAGTCGGTCAATTAGTTCAAGTATGGGCTAATTTTCTGGTACAGTTCATGCAAATCGTAACTCAAGTAGCTTCTGTGCTTTTGCCAATGTTATCTCAAGCATTCTCGGCAATAGTTCCGGTGATTTTTCAGGTGGTAAGCTCTGTATTTCCTTTGATAGTACAGGTGATTCAATCTCTTATACCTGTTATTACAACGATAGTCACTACGTTACTTCCTATGCTTTTACAAACATTCCAAGCAATTTTCCCGCCGATTCTTGCTGTTGTTCAGGCGGTTGCTCCAATAATTACTATGATTTTGACTACTGTTGCTCAGGTATTGAGTCAACTCGCTGTTACGTTGCTGCCGTTGCTTTTACAAATTGTTCAGACTGTCTTTCCGGTACTTGTAACAATTATCCAAGCGGCCGTAAGTGCACTAGTTCCAGTTTTACAAGCTGTAGCGACAATTATTCGTACAGTTCTCATTCCGGCAATTCAATTCATTCTCCAAATCGTGCAGGCTGTTTTCCCGGTAATCGTTGGTGTCATTCAAGGCGCTTTGAATATCGTTATAAATGTAGTTCGATTGTTCACTTCGTTGCTAAAAGGTGACTGGAGCGGAGTCTGGCAAGCCATAATCGGCATTCTAAAAGGCTGCTGGTCCATAATTACGGCTGTCCTTCGAGGAGCAGGAAATTTGGTTCTTTCAATATTTTCCTGGTTGATTAATGGAGCGATCGGCGCTTGGGATGGAATGAAAGGGAACACGGTAAAAATCTTTACGAATATCAAGGATTTTGTCGTGAAAACATTCAACAATCTGATCGAAGGGGCTAAGAATCTTCCGGGTCAGATTGGAGATGGAATCAAGAGCATGGCTGGGAAAGCTATGGATGGTGTAAAAGCGCTTGGGAACAAAATGATCGATGGACTGGAGTGGATTATCAACGGACTAACCCAAAACGGTATTAATAAATTACTTGATACTTTTGGTGTTGATAAGAAACTTCGTATTCCGAAGTTAGAAATTCCTAGATTCGCTAAAGGTACTCCGCCGGGAGGGCACAAAGGCGGACTCGCTATTTTGGGAGACGGCGGAGGTCCGGAATTATTCCGTACACCTTCTGGTTTCGTTGGTCTAAGTCCGGGTACAGACACACTATTCAACCTACCGAAAGGAACGCAAGTCCTTCCACATAAAGAGACGCGTGATCTACTGTCTTCTGGAATCCCGGCATTTAAGAAAGGTACCAAAAATAAAAGCTTTTTCGATTCTGTTGTCGACGTAGGAAAAGGCGCTCTTGATGCAGGGAAAGCGGCTGTAACTAAGGTTAAGGACCTCGCTTTTGATGCGTGGGATTATGTAAGCAACCCGTCTAAACTCATCGCCAAAACGCTAGAAAGTCTCGGCCTTAAATTGCCGGATATAGCGGGCGCCTTTGGGACTATTGCAAAAGGTGCCTTCGGAAAAGTTAAAGATTCTGCAGTCACTTTTATGAAAAATCAGCTTGCCAAAATTGGCGGAGCTTTTGGAAGTGGCGAAAAAGCTTCAGGAAATGTTAAACAATGGATCCGTGCAGCAATGGCTAAAACGAATTCTCCGGCTTCCTGGTTCGAACCACTCGTTACAATCGCGATGAAAGAGAGCGGAGGACGTACAGGACCATCGACAATTAACCGGTGGGACTCGAACTGGAGACGCGGTACACCATCGATGGGACTTATGCAAACGATAAAACCAACGTTTGATGCGTATAAGCTGCCAGGCATGGGTGACATTATGAATCCGGTTCACAACGCGGTTGCGGCGATTCGCTATATCAAATCTCGCTATGGAAGTCCGTTTAATACTCCGGGCATCAGATCGATGGCGAAAGGCGGTCCGTACAAAGGGTATAAAATCGGCGATATTGTGACGCAAAAGCAGCTCGCCTGGATTGCGGAAGAAGGCCCAGAAGCGGTTATTCCGTTACAAAACCACCGCCAGCGTGCGCAGCAACTATGGACGGCTGCCGGCAAAGAGATTGGCATGGACCCGGCGAGTGGAAGTAACGCAGAAGAACTCGCGTTGTTGCGTGGACAGAACGCGCTACTAAGACAGACGAACACATTGCTAACGGGAATTCTACGCAAAGATCCGAGTGTAGTTGTCGATACGGCAGCACTAACGGATAGTGTAGAAAAAGGTCAGGCACAAAACATCGGATTTAATAAACTGCTGTGGGGTGATCGATAAATGGCGTATCTGACAATTATAAAAAACGGTGAAACCATCGATCACCGTAAATACGGCTTAAAGCTTTTAAGTTTCCGTAAGGAATCGCTAACACACCGAACTAACTATGAAGAAATGGACGGCAGGCATGGCGCGATAGATACGGGAACGACTTTCGGTGAACGAAAACTTAAAGCGACGTTTTTAATGCAAGGCGTGGACCATCTTGATTATCAGTTGATGATCGATGAGGTCTATGCTTTATTTGCGTGTGAAGATTCAATCGAATTAATAGATTCGAGACAGCCCGGTAAAGTGTGGACGGTAAAACCAAGCAGCACATTTGAGCCTGACGATTTAAACTCGAGGAGCGGTAAATTTGAGATTGAATTTACATCTCCGTCACCGTTCGCGAGTTCATACGGCTCTACTCTTGATCCGTTCACATTCGGTGAAGAAGTTTGGCAGATAGGTCAAGGATTGATTCCTTCGGATAGTCTGGTATATAGGCATCGAACTAACCGATTCAGTATTTTTAATGCTGGAAATGTAGAGATTGATCCTTGTCTTGAAATGCCGTTGAATATCGTTTATAAAGGCGCATCTTCGAATTTTACGATCAAAAACAAAACGACCGGGCAGACGGTGTCATATAACGGGTCCTCCAAGTCGACCGATACTATTAAACTCGAAGGGTTGCGTCATCTGAAGAACGGCATTAGCATTTACGGAAATACCAATCGCAGGTACATTTCGTTAAAGCCGGGGTGGAATGACATCGAACTTACCGGTACGTCTGGAAGTTTCGAAATTTCGTTTGATTTTTTCTTTTTCTATAAGTAGGTGTTCGAATGAAAACGATAGCGATTAGAGACGTAACAGGGATTATGGAGCCGTTGCCTGGGTTTTCAGTAGTACGAACTGATGGTAACGATGGTCAGAGATCAATAAAATTAACCGGCTATAAAACAACAACTAACCAGTACGGCTACCAGTTTGTAAAAAACGAAAATACAGTTGTCTACGATGACGAAGAATACATCATCAAAACACATCGCGAAAGAACATACCGGAAAGGTGTCGGAGTTGAGGCTACAGCCATTCATCGCATCTTTGACGACTTAATGAATAACTATATATACGAAGAAAAGACGGGCACGCTTCGATTGGATGCGATGCTCTCTTTTGCATTGGATGGAAGCGGCTACACATTCGAAATTGATACGACGGATTTACCAACGTCAGTCAGAGTTGAAAATTTCGGATGGAATAACTCTCTTGCTCTTTTCCGAGACATTCTCGAAAAGTTTGGTGCAGAGTTCGACTACAAAGGTAAGAAAATCTATGTCGCTAAAAAATTCGGTATCCAAAGAGACGAACCTTTTCTGCGTTATAGATTCAACGTAAAGGACCCGGAAAAAGAGATCGACACCAGTAGTTTCGCAACGTATATTCGAGGTTATGGAAAGAAAGATGCTAAAGGAAACTATTTGTTTGCCGAGTACACAAGTCCTTTAGCCAAAATATACGGCATTAAGCACGCTGACCCGGTTAAAGATGAGCGGTACACAGACAAAGATAGTCTTCTCGACGCAATGAAAAAGCAGCTCAACGATAACATCGATATTTCTCTTACATTTACGGCCATTGAACTTGAAAGTATGGGACTCAAGGATATTAAAAAGGGTGATTATGTTTGGTGTGTGATTGAACCGTTTGACTTAAATGTTCAATTACGAGCTGTCAGTAGAGAAGATTACTCGGATGAAACCAAGTCACCTACTTTTACTTTTGGGTCTATTACGAAAAAAGCTTCGGATATTATCGCAAGCTTTAATACAACAAAAAAAGCGGTTGAAAAAGTTATCGATACGTCTACAGGAAAAATAAAAGACTCCGCAATTGACTCAACGGGTCTCACAACGAAATCCGAGTTTCAGTCGCACGTAGATAACAAGATAATGCACATAACAGCGGAGGAAAGAGCTGCTTGGAACGCGGCTTCGAATTCAATCGGAGATTTAACTTTTATCACATGGAGCACGCCGACTCTTAAAAATGGTTGGATTCAGTATACGTCGAATACCGGCAGCTATCCGATTCAGTACGGAAAGGATGCGATAGGGACGGTCAATATCAGAGGAGCTGTTTCGTCAGGGGTAATCGGATCTTCAACTCCGGTCTTTACTTTGCCCGCTGGTTATAGACCACCGTTTCCTCACCTTTTTATCGGTGTTTCATCTCCGGCAACAGACGGTACTCCTCAGTATTTTCGCGGGATTATAAAGACGAACGGGGATGTTTGCGTTGAGAATGTCTCAAACAAAGATACACCAAATCAGTTTATCGGTATCTATACGCAATTTAAAGCGATTTAAAAATAGCGGAGGTGATAACGCTTGGGAAAGTTTTATTATAAAAAAGCCACAACAAGCGGATTTGATCGCCAATATATAAAAGACCAAAACCAAAACCTAGATGACATAGGTAGGGATATTCGTGAAATTGACACAAAAATAATTGACCATAAAAAAGCAAAAAACGCCCATACATCGGATCAAATCAGCCACGGAGTTTTTTCTTTGCGAACTTATATAGACGGTCTGTACAACCGATTGCGCAACTTAATTTTAAACGCTGACGGAACCAACGTTAAAGAAGTAGTCGATGCGCGGGTCAGTGCTGATGGCGAAGTATTTCCGTTGCTTAAAGAGCGGTTAGATACGGAATACGTTAAACTTTTACAGAAAATCAAACGGACAGTAAACGTTGATGATTTCGGAGCAGATCCGACAGGCGTTAACGACAGTACAGAAGCGTTCCAAAAAGCGCTCGGAACCGGTAAAGTCCGATTAGTTCTTTCCGCCGGAACCTACATCGTAAAAGGCGTCAAACTTCCGTCCTGGACATACATGGTCGGCCAGGGAATCGGAGTTACTACGCTAAAACTTCACGAGGATACGCCGGCCAGCGAATGGGTCGTAACCAACGCGGATCATACGAACGGAAACCGAAATATCATGGTCGAAGGAATGTCGCTTGACTGGAACCCGGAGCGCCAAGGCGGACTTGGGCCGACCGGCGGACTACATTCGAGCTGCCTAACCTTAGCGAAGGTTAAGTTCGGGATTGTGCGCGAAGTAGAAGGCATCAACCCGGCCCTGCACTGTTTCGATGCGTCTGCGCCTACCTACAATATCTCGGACGCTGACTATACGAAAAACGGTTGCCGGTATATCTGGTTCGATCGATGCGTCGGGTCCGGATATGGCGACGATGGAGTGACTACGCATTATAGCGAATACATTTTCATAACGAATTGCGTCATGACGAATCCGAGCGGAAAGGCGCATGCCACGGGGTCCTCAAACTCAAACGGTATCGAAGTCGACGACGGATCTAAAAACGTTTGGGTTATTGATTGTTTTACGTCCGGGAATGTTCGCGGTTACGAGGTGAAGGCGCACACTGAATGGCCGGCACCGTCAAACGTTCATATTCGCGGTTGTGAATCCTACCGTGACGTCCGCGCGTTTGACCTTCGGCATATCGGCCATCACTTAGCAACCGAGCCGTGGAGCGAAACGGCACGAGACGTAACACTAGTCGATTGTACGGCGCGTGAGCCGATATTCAACGATCTATATGTCGGACTTGAACCGAAAGCACTCGTCGTTTCGGCTTATCAGCGTGTCATGATTTCGAATTTCCGTGCGATTGGAGATCCGACATACGACTATAAAGGAACATCAGCGATCGCATTCCAGTACAAGAGTCGGAAAATAAACGTTAACGGGTTGCAAATGTACGGTTTCGCTAAAGCTGGTTCCGATATTCACGTTACCGGCGGCGATCAACGGACAGATGACGTATTTATCTCGAACTTTGCGATTCATGATTCGGCGCCTACCGCCATCAGTTTGGGCGGCGGCGTATATAACGTTAATTTAACGAACGGTATCGCTCACACAAGCGGAGGTACTGCCGGAATCACGTCTCCGAATAACCAAGCGAATATCATTGCGGTGCGTGCCTACGGATATACAGATGCGGCCGTTATTGGGGGCGAGCGTTATTCAACCGTACCAAACAACATTAAGAGCGGATTCCGTGCGGCTTCGTCTTCTGGATCGCCTATATCAAATACAAGCGCAATTATTGCGTCCACTGGCAACGGAAAAACGAAAGGCGACGCGAACGCACTCATCGCAACTCGTACCGGATCATCTACTGAAGGATCGCGGTCTGTCGTAATGGGATCGAACAATTCCCACGTAAAAGGGACCGGTTTAGTTTCGGCAATGGTCCTCGGTTCCGTTAACGTTATCAACGATAAAAGCTATACGACTATTTGGGGATTCGGAAGCGAGCCGTCTACAGCGAATAAACGAGTCGAAATCAACGCCCAGGCAGGATCGGTTCGGGGGATTGGAGCCGTCGAAAGCGTATCCGACCTAAAAGACCTTGCGGAGTATTTCGAATCGAAAGACGGCAGCAAAATCGAGTCCGGATACTTGGTGACGCTTGATGGCGACAAAATCCGAAAAGCGCAAAAAGGCGAAAGTGTACTCGGGGTTATCTCGGAGACGGCCGGCGTTATCATGGGTGGAGCAGCGTTCTATTGGAACGACCGGTACCTCCGAAATGATTTCGGCGGACTTATTTACGAAACAGTTACCGTAGATGGCGAGAAATACGTGGTTCCAAAGGAAAATCCGAACTATGATCCAGATCTCGAATATGTTCCACGCGAAGAACGTGATGAATGGCATATCGTAGGGCTGATCGGTCAGGTCTTCGTAAGGGTCGACGATACGGTTCAGGTCGGAGATAGTATCGTTCCAAACGACGGTATCGGTACGAAATCGGAAGACGGATCGGGTCTTTTTGTGATGCGGATGCGCAAGGAATATGATGCGGATAAAGGATACGGGGTCGCCCTCGTCTTTATTCATCCGCAAATGTAGAGGAGGGGCCGGATGATATATAAAGATTCAAGCGTTCAATTTGATGTGAACTCGCAGACCAAGCGGATCATATCGGTTAACATTCAATACAGCACGCAAGACATCGGGACGGCAAAAATAACGTTCAAGCTGACGAAGGACGGCGAACCGTTGCCGATCTCAAACGCAACACACGGCAAGCTATTCATGCGGATGGCGGACGGCAGCAAGTTTTACGTTAATACGGAAGTCGGGGACGCTTTTGAGGGCGTCCTTTTTTACGTCCTAACTGACGATCAAATTAAGCATGCCGGCACCGTAACGGCAGAGCTTTACGTTAGTTATGACAACGGACAGAGTCTAAGCGTCCATAAATTTTCGTTCGAGATCGATAAGGCGCTCATCGATGCCAATATCGCTCCACTTGCGGAATACTATATCGAAGATTTCGAAGATCTGAAGACGGATATCAACCAAACTACGGATGAGATCAACCAAACTCTCAACGAAATAAAAGCGAAGTTTGACGAATTCGAGAATATCGAAACGAAGGCCGGCGCCCAAGAGAAGGC